AATTCCTAACGCTCCAAAATCGGATAAGTTGCCAACCATGAAAGAGATACCGAGATTTGAAACGTTTACATACGATGATGGCTATATAGAATTAACAAAATATAACGGACATGAGGCCGTCGTGACAATACCAAACGAAATTTATAGTATCAAAGACAGGGTGTTTACAAACAAAACATTTGTCCAAGATATTATGCTTAACGATAATCTTCATTGGATTGGCGACCTTGCGTTTGCAAACACTGGTATTACCGAGATTTTGTTCACGGAAAATGTCCAATATATAGGGTCTGGCGTTGTGTCGCGGTGCGATATTAAATCAATTGGATTTGATTGTATTTCTTTTGAAACAGAGCCATATACTTTTACGAATTCAAACGCAGGCGTTGAAGAAATCTATTACGCCGGAACAGTTGAACAATGGAGAGCATTACAGAAAAAGAACAAAACCATTGTTAATCTGATTCAAATTAACGAAGGCCATTTAACTGTATTTTGTAAAGACAAAACGTTACAGTATTGAGGAATGAGATATTATGAAATCACAATATGTGAAAGGCACAATCAATAAAGATATTTATCTGCACCTTGACCCGGAAACGGAAGCAAGATTGTCGTAGATTGAAAAACATATTTCCGAAACAGACGCTTACGTTACACCGCAAATGTACGGTGCTATTGCTGACGGTACGACAGACTGTACAGCGGCCATTCAGAATGCTGTTAATAGCGGAAAGAATGTTTGGTTTCCTGCTGGCAAATACAAGATGGCGGGTACTGTAACGATTGCAAGCACTTCAAGCACATCCGCCAAACAATATATTGAGTTTGATGCAAGCGGCGCCGTCATTACTTATACAGGTGATTCCTATGCGTTTGAGTTAATCAAACTGACTAACTGTTGGTTTTGGTTTGGCGCTATCAATGCGACAGGTGGCGGCGGTTGTATCTTCTTTAATGCGACCGGCGTTGGTATCAATCAAAACTATGATTATAGTGCGATTGGAGATAACTGGACGACAACCTATGTCGACATTTATTTCAAGAAGTTCAAGACAACAAATGACGAAGGATATTGCATTCGCGCAGAACAAAAGACCGTCAACGGAACGGTAAACTATGTAAACGAAATCCGTATTAACAATGGTCGCTTTGAGCGCGGAAATGCCATCTATCTGAAACAAAACACAAAGGGCGCAAGTCCTTGCCTTACCACTTGGCGTTTGACGAGAGTTAGTTTCGAGGGATATGTCAGCGGAGACGTCAGACACGAAGTAGGCGGTCTGCGTTATGATTGCGCTTCTGCTTCAACCGTTAAAAAGGGTTTCTCGTTTATCGATTGTCGCTCCAACGAGTGCATTTCTTACGCTATGGACTTCTCGTCTGACGGATATGATTGTGCCGTTCAGAAAATATTGTGGGTGAGTGTCGCAAACTGCTTGACTCAATATTTCAGATTAACGTCGAGGTCAAGTGGCGTTATCATTGGTCCTATTTTTTCTTCTTCAAGTTCCTATTTATCGAATAGCGCACGCATTGTCAACGGATATATTGTGCCAAATGACTTTGGACACATGAATTGGACAGGTTACAGCAACCACCAAATCGATTTGTCAGACAAGACGCCAGAAGAGTTTTACGACACTATTGTTATCAATTCTGGCGATAGCACGCAGACAGATACCATTATTCTACCGAAATATTACGGCGTGAATAATGGTGGACTCAACGATATTTACTTTATTTTCTACCACAACCACACGAAATTTGAAGTATATATTGACGGTAATAATACTCCTGTTCTGACGTTCGATAATATCGTCGCCGATGCTTCTTCCGACCCGCCCGTCTACCGTGTGATTCGCGCCAGATACAGTAGTGACGGTTGGCGTTATTGGGTTGAGAACGAGGAACAGCAAGAGATTACAATTGATACCGCGATTAGTTCTTCTTCTACAGACGATAACGTTCCGTCTTCTAAATGTGTCTTTGATAATATCAAGGCAAATACGGTACAATATATAGACGGAACGATTACCCAACTGGTCGGAAGTCCAAACGAAACCTTTATTCTTTCCAACAGTAAGCAGGTATACAGCATTTACACGGCATACCATTCACTTATGGGTATCGACCATGTGGTATTTTTGCGAGACGGAGACAACAACTGTTATTTGGTCGATAAATGTGTGCAGTCTGGCGCTTCAATGACCGTGAACGCACATCGTATCGAAAAGACAAATAGCGGTACAAATGTTGTCCTGATTGAGGCGGATTCCGTTTATCCAAATGCAACACAGTTGAATGTTTATCGGTATCCTGTTAACGGTAGCGGCAATATTGTTGAAACTTTGACTTGGGATGCAGGTCTTGTGGCCAACAAAATTTCTCATTCTTATAACCAATTAAAAGAATTCTTACTGAACGGCCAAACGGTTGTTTTGCCAATTGAAGACCAAGGAAATAATATTGTACATCAATACATACTATCGTTGGTAGCATTCAATAGTGATAATAATGAATATTATTCAGGGTTTCTGACTCCAGATGGTTATCAAATGGCATTTATCGCTCCATCTCCAGACGAAGTGATGTATGAGCAAGGTGTGTCGTAACTAAATATAAAAAATAGAGAGGACAACAATCCTCTCTATTTTTATCCTCTTATCCTTGTATAATTTAGATTGAAATAATGTAAAGAAAAACGGTATCTGTTCAGAATGGCTAATTATATTACAAAAATCAATGATAGCGGAACTGAATATAATATCAAAGATATAGACGCTCCGTTTTATAGACGATACAGACCGACTGGTACGGCGGCCGTCACTTCGTCTCCGTATTATGCCGCTCGTTATGACATAACCGACACGACGATAACGGCATACGAAGATGGAATGATTGTGTCTTTGATTGTTCCAGTAGCAGGCAACGCTAACTATGGCACGGCGTTTCAAATCAATTCGCTTGGCTATAAGCCGATTACTTGTGGCGCAAGTTCAATGATTGGCACTCGCTATGGCGTTGGTGCTACGATTTTAGCAGTATATAATTCAACAGCAACCGGCGTTTTATATCTCGGTAGTGGTTCTCAAACGATTACCGGCGCTTGGCAAGTGATGGATTATGACGCTGATACAAAAGATGGTATTGATTCGTATTTCCGTCCGTATGCTGGTCAAGCAATCTATATGTATAAGTTGGTCATGTAGGGCGAAGACAACCGTGTTTATCCGATTGTCACGACCGACCAGCAAGACACCACGCAGGTCGCAAAATCACCTACGACAACGCCATTACGCCCTTGGAAAGCATGGGCATATACAGGCACGGCGACCATACCTGCTGGCAACCAAGTAGGCGCACAAGTATTAGCGGCTCGTCGTGCTTTTACTACGCCGATGTATACATTCAACGAACAAGTTCCGGCAAGACGAATGATATATCTTCGTGGTACATACGACAAAAACACGGATTTATTTACACTGTATAACGACAATTCGTCTCCTTGCACTTCTTATTATACTTTTGTTCCAGATAATACGGCAAGCATTACATTATCTGATTATTTTGTTCAGGGATATTATTATTTACTGATTGGCGCTTCGTATTCGTCGGCAGAGTATTGCCAACTGTTTCAATGTAATCCCTTTTATTATTTTGACGGAACGAATCTGATTCCGATTTGGACAAAAATTGCACAAGATTCTGGTGGGGGCGGTGGTGGCGTATCGCAACATACCGCAACCGCGACATTGGCTTCTGCTAACTGGACATCAAGTGTAAACGGTGTAACGCAAACTATTACGGTTAGCGGAATGACATCTACGGCAACCGTATGGGTAGCGCCTCAATATAATGCCCTTACCAATTATGTGAGTATGTACGCTACCGACCAAATTGTTTGTATGTCACAAGCAACAGATAGTTTAACATTCAGAAGATATGCTGAAACATCTTCTGGCGATATTGCAATTAACATTGTATGGATAGAATAAAGAGAGGTGATAAGTATTTATGATAATGAACGCTTTTTTACCTGCGGTTTAGATGAGTGGAGAAGATATGTCGTGGGTATATACTGGTTTGAATATGCCATCATCTCCTTATACAAATTCAACTGTTTCAAGAATAGGAATTGGTGTTTTTTAGGGAAGGTCTCATCCAATTCCATCCGACATGACATGGACGAATGTATCTTTTGTAGAATCCTACGCATTTTATGGCAATTATTCTATAACAAATATATCGCTTCCAGTCGCTACCGAAATAAGTACGCACGCCTTTAACGGATGCGTATATTTAGTTAGTGCCTACTGTCCAAGTGTTACAAGTATTGGAGGCAGCGTTTTTTAGGGATGTGCCAGTTTGATAAGCGTATATATTCCAAAAGTATCAATTATAAATACTAACGCTTTTAGTGGATGTACAAAACTATCATATATTGATTGTGCTCAAGTTATAAAAGTATCCTTAAGTGCATTCCTAAATTGCAGATTATTGAAATCGGTTGTTGGCAAAATATATGTATGTTCCTCGTCGGCATTTTAGGGGTGTAGTGCGTTAAGTTTATTTGTAACATCTAATGCTGGAACATCATCAACGGTCAGTGTATTTAACAGTACTACATTTCGTAGTTGTTATAATTTATTATCTATATATTTGTTAAATTCCTATGTAATGAAACTCGGAGCAACAAATGCGTTTAACTCAACGCCAATTTCTAACTATACAACCTCCACTGGAGGTGTAAATGGTTCTATCTATGTACCAGAATCGCTTTATAGCACATATAGAACAGCGACTAACTGGACGACTTTTGCTGCACGATTTGTGTCTTTAACAGATGCTCAAATTGCCGCATTAGACTTTTCTTAAGCAGAAAGAAAATAGCATAAAATGATTATTCAAGAATTATACGGTGCTTGGGAAGACGGTACCAAGTTAATCAGAACTTATTCTGACGAAGGATATAAACTCCGTCAAATTGAAACTGGCGATATTTACGACGAAGCTGTTGATATAGAAGGACGCTTTACTTATGAAGAAACCGAATATAAAATCGACGAAGATACGCCAGAAGAAGAAATAGAAGAAGTAATCGTTGAAGAATAACACATAAAGGAATTTCTTATCAAAATGAGCATACTCGATAGTTTTAATAACATACCTACGGGCTATGTTCCTCGCAACACAAGCAAAACAAATACGAGAAGAAAATAGGTTAAAACACAGCCGCCTTATCAAAAATCTGCAAATTCATTTTGGTGGAATCAAGGCGACAAATTCACCTTCTTATACAAACCGCAGTTGTCTATTATGGTGGAATCCAATGCTATCATTTTAGAAGACGACACTACCTTGTTATCGTCTACCGTTGGTTTTCGCGGACAGAAGGCGTATGATGTTGTTAATCTGATTTCCTATACCTATGGTGCTGGTTATAACGGTGTTGATGGTTGGCAACAAGACGCCGACTTTACGCTTCCGTCGTGCGGATAGCAGGAAGTTCTCTTACGAAACATCGATTGGAATAATGTTACCATTACTTTCCAAATTCTGAATTTCCGTAGAGAAGTCATTTACAAAGTACCTGCCACCGAAGAAGACCAACCGATTGCCGGCGCAGAAAGCATCGAGATTACGATTGATGATACGATTGCCTCTCTGTTGCGATATGGCTCATATCGGTTTGTCTTTACACTGGCTGGCGCAAATCAGTACGCACCGCTGTATCTGCAAAATATCTTCGATATCAGTATTGTTGAAAAGCGTATCAGCAATAACAAAGAATCTCTTACCAATGGCGAAGAAGAAGACGACTATGATATTCATCTTATTCTTGACGGCGGAGAAGAGGGTTCTTACGGCGCATTAGATTTTGGAAACTGATTTCGTAATCATAAGAACGGAAGGTGATATGATTGCGTGAAAGAATCGTAAAAACAACCATACTGCTTCGTCGTGGTACGGTTGCCGAATTTACAGAACATAATCCACTACTGCGTTACGGAGAACCTGCCTTTGCGGTTGATATTCAGCGCTTGAAAATCGGCGACGGTATTAACCATTGGCTTGATTTGCCGTATATTGGCGGAGAAGATACCGTTGTTCACACCGTAGCGACGGAGAGCGACTTGCCGCAACAAGGCGTTGTTGGCAATATCTATTATATTATCGCAGACAACAATATGGTATCGTGGGATTCCGATACGGAATCCTATGTGACTGTTATGAAGTCGCAATTTGACGAAGTTCTCAATTCTGTCCATATTTCAAAATTGTTACAAGATAACGACGAACATATCGTATTTGATTGTGGAACATCAACAACAAATGTGTGGTGATTAACCAATGCCAACCCAATATAATGCACGAATCGCCGCAAAACACGATACGGAATCCAACTGGTTGTTGGTAGAGGACGCCTTTGTTCCTCTGAACGGTGAAATCATCGTTTACCACGACGCTTCCGTGCCGTTCGATGATACGGGTCAGATAGATACAGAAGCCAAAGGTCAGAGGTTAAAGATAGGGAATGGGCAGTCCACTCTCGCTCAACTCGATTTTGTTTATGTCGGTTTAGAGAACGCCATTCTCTCTCACGTTTAGAATGAAACCATTCATGTGACGGCGGCCGAAAAACTGAAAATTGCACAATCCGTTGTGGCCTATGTACGAAGCAACAACGATGCACTCAATACACATAATTTGATATTAAGTACAGAAGTTCAAGTATAATATTACGGAGACTGACGTTTAAGGAGTATCATAATGGCATATATTTCAAAATTAACAATCGGTGGCACAACATATGATATTTATGACGCCGAAGCCAGACAGATTCTGGCATAGGTTCTTGTTTTTGTTGGCGTTACCAGCGTATAGCTTATCGACGGCGCTGTCACGCCAAACACTTACGGTGGCTTAACAGGTATCACTATACCGTCTGGACATAGCGCAGGAGATACCGTCGATACAGGTACGGTCGTTATTTATAGTTCGCAGGAATTTGTGTGGGATGGTGCGAAATGGGCTGAATTCGGCACAACTTCGTCGTGGACGCCGAGTCTTGATAAGGATTCTGTCCTCGGCGCGGATACGACATTTACACCGTCTGCCTCGTCTGCCAATACCGGCGCAGGTACATCTCACTCGCACACCATGGGTGGAACGAGCAAATATCTTGGGCAGATTGTCACAAAGTTAAATATGAAGACGTCCACGCAGTCTGCTACTGTGCAATCCTCTGTTGCGTTAGGAACGCTTTCCACCACTTCTACAAGCAACGGTGATGGCGTGGTTGCTTCGCTTGATACTGCTAAGCTTGTTACTGCGTCTATTACTCCAGCTGTCGTTGGTGCAGGAGTTACCGTTGTGACTGGAATGGCAAGTAATCCTTATTATGCAAGTGTTTCCTCTAATGCTGATGGAACAAATACGAATACACTTACGCTTACTGCAATTACACCTTCTACAGATTCTATTACACCAGCAACGGCCGGTACGGCGTTTACCTATGCCACCGGGGCGCTTTCGTCCGATGGTTCTGGTTCAACTGTTGCGTATAGTGGCACAACAAAATATCTCGAACTTGGAACTCAGTCTGTAACTGTTCAAGGCACAGTCGCGACTGGTCAACTTCAACTCGGAGCCAGCGGCGCGGCGGTTGCCACCGATGTTTCGGTCATTACTTCCACATCTGGCACCTACGCCGTTATTACCGCTCTCGATGCTAATACCGGTGCTGAATCCGCACACACGCACACATACGACAAGACGTCCAGCATTACGGTTGGTACAAACGACCTTGTGGATGCCGTTACGAATGTTACACTTAACAATTCGTAACTTGTATAATTTAGGTAAGATTATAAGAAAATGCCATTATCGGCATAAAACACAAATATTTATCGAGGTATACAAATAAAACATAATGAAAGATTATAGCGCCATTGAGGAAAAACTCAACGCCCTTATGGAAGAATTAAAGATTCTGAAAGAAGCCGACGACGTTGAGGTTGAAGAAACCGAAAAGGAAGAAGAAACCGCCATCGAGGAAGTTCCTGCCGAAGAAATCGAGGAAGTGTCCGAAGAAGAAGTCGAGGAAATCAAAGACGAAGAGCCGAAAGAGGAAGTCAAAGAGGACAACATTTTTGTGATTGACACCTTTGCCAAGAGTATTCTGTCTGGCCTTATGCAGAATGTTGACGACCTGAATCTTGTTCTTGAAAATTCCGAAGACAGCAAGTACAACGGTATTTTTGAGGATGTCAAGGAAATTCTCAACAAAGCCATTGGGTCGCTCCAAGCCGTTCTTGCCGACGAATCCGAAGATGCCGAACAGCAAGACGAAGCAAGAGAAGAGGCCGAGGAAAAAATTGAGGACGCCGAATCCGAAGAGACCGAGGAAGTCAAGGTTGAGGATGAGGAAAGGGTCGAGTTAATTCAGCCGCTCGGAGACGAGGAATCTGACGACATTTCCGACGAGGAAGTGGAAGAGGTTGAGGAAAAGGAAGAAAAGACCGAAGAATCCCTCAAAGAAGATTTGCAGATTTACATCGATTTTAGCGACTATAAGCCGTGGTCTGGCGCGGTTGATACCTATGAATATATCGCCGAACAGTATGGCTATGATTACGCCGCTATGGAGAGAGTTCTTGAAGATATTTTCCCAGACGGTTGCTCTGATACCGAACTGAACGATTTCTTCTGGTTTGATGACAACGTCTATGAAATCTTCGGCGTGAAAGACCCCTATGCCGAGGACGAAGATGACGAAGAAGAAGAAGTCGAGGAAGATGACGACATCGAAATCGAAGAGTCCGCTTCTCGTAAAGTCAGACATAGATAATCTTACAGAGGATAATATATTATGAAAATCAAAGTGACAAGAAATCTCGAATCGTATAAGAAAGACAGACAAGTAGAATCTTGCAAAAAGGAATCTGTTGGACAAGACGTTGCTGAATATCAGAAGTGGGTAGACTATGATATGAAGCGGTATGGCCGCATTTCTAACGATACGCTGAAAAAGGTGCGTGCGGCCGGTCTCTCTGTTGTCAAAGACCAATATGGCGACTATGAAGTGATTGCTTATCGGAAAGACGAGTCGTGCAAAGACGAATCTTGCAAAGGTAAGAAAATAACCGAAGCCCCTATTTACGACCTCTCTCCGGTATATGATAGCAGACAGTCATTCTATGGTAAAGCAAAGGTAGATACTGGCGATAAGGACGACCAGAACAAACTCTATTCATACAACACTCTTGTCGCAGAAATAAAAGACGGCAAGCCAGTTGTTTACGGTACTTATTCTGCCACTACTTTAAGACATATTAAAGATTGGCTTAAACAGAATGGGTTTAAGGCTGACAGTTCCAAGCAGATAATGGCTGACTATGGCGTAAAGGATGAATCTTACAAGAAAGACGAAGCAAAAGAACCTGCTCGCAAACTTCGTATCAGAGAACTCCCTAAGGTAAAGAAAGAAATTCGCAAATCTTTCGGTGACGACATCAGCCCTGACGAAATCTGAAAAGTCATATAAAACAAAAAGAGCAAGAGAAAACTCTTGCTCTTTTCTTGTATAATTTGAATAGTACGAATAAGTTTTTGTTGAGGTTAAAACAGAATGCCTTATTATAAAATTCAATGGATGAATGATACCGCTCCCGCTATCAATGCGGAGAATCTGAATCGGATTGAAGACGGTATCGGGCAAAGCGCAGATATTTCCAATACATTAACACAGTCTGGTTTAAGCGATTCTGCGAAGGCGCAAGCATTTGGTAGTATTCTTGACGAGCTGATTTCCTCTGTATCGAGCGGAACTGGTGCGGCCGGCACATTAACGGACGCCAACGGAAAGATTTATTTAGACCAATTAAAATCACTTCTGTCTCACATCACCTTTACGACTTCCGGCAACGACGCCGATATGATGATAGACAGCAGTAGCGTTTATACGGCAGGCCAATACGGTTGTTATTTATATAACGGCGCTTCCACAACGGCCAATACGAGCATTGTGGATGGAGACGGTAATCCCTCTACGACCGATTTTGCTCACATTCATTTTCAGAATGTCAGTAATTTCGCTTTTGGTAGCGTTGCGATTGCCATCAATTCCACAGATACGATTACGATTAACGGCACAAACTTCTTCGACAATGACGCCTTCGACACGGTTGACATTGATATTACTCGTATCAAGTCGGATAATGCGGCGGCTTGCTTGATTGCTGTCTGCGGAAGTAACGCCAAGGGATATAATTACAGATAGGTTTCTTTTGTTCAGCAAGTATCTCCTATCAGCAAAATCAATCTGACAGTTAAGAATGCCGCTAATACGGCGGTTGCCATTACCACAGACTTTACCGTCAATGTGCTTTACGGTGTCCCCGGCGCGAGCAGTGTCAACAATATCCAGTTATTTAACAATTTTGAAGATACGCCTTTTGAATGAGGAATAAGATATGGCACAGTATTTTATCAACGAACAAACGGCGCAAGACATTTATAATGCCATAGCGGCAAAATATACCGAATCTGGCTCTACGCTCGGACAAATCGACGGCTCGCAGTTTGCTTCCGCCATTACCAACATTCAAGCGTCATCCGGCGGAGAATCGGTCAATCCATTAAAGGTAACCGTTGACCCTAATACGAATCTCGGAGCAATCAACACCGTTCGTATTCTGAAACAAAGTACATTTGCCGCTATTACCACAAAGGACGCCAATACGCTTTATATTATTGTATCGAATTAAGCGAGATAGAACGAATGGAACTTTCTAATATCGCACTTGGTTCTGGTTATTATTATGTCGGCGGTATTTATCACGGAAGCGGAACGACATCGACAAGTAAATCTGGTATGGTTGTTCTGACCTCTCCGACATACGCCTATTGTGATAATACCAATCAAGTTATCTATACCGGCAGTGGAACGGTTAGCGCAGACGATTATCCAAGTCATGCATTTGCCGATATTAAAGGCATTTATCTTGGGAATAGATGTTTGACGACTACTTACGACCCAACTACCGTTGTCAATATTAAATCCGTTCAGAATCAAGTATTGAAACTGAATCAAAAAGGAATTGCTGGACGTGCTTTCAATAACTATGTAACATCTGCCTATAATACGGTGTGGGGTTTTGAAACGCTGTTCTATATTTCCTCGTCTGCTACCGCTGACGTCAATCTGTTTTCCTACGGATATAACTACGGCGATAGCAACATCAAGCCATATATGTCTTTTTATAAGATAATGGTAACAACGGCGGGAAAACTGCAAATTAAACAGCGTAGCGTTTCTTCTGACAGCACGTGGTATAACGAGTAGACAAATGTTACGCCCAATGTGACAATCAATAAGAATACTTGGTATCATCTCTGCATGGTTCGTATCGGAGATGGAAATACCGCGCACGGAAGTAACGGAACTTCGAGCAATCCCGGCATTACTCTCACCAAAGTTGAGAGTATTCCCGATATTTCAAGCGTGAGCGTTCACTACGACCTTGCCGATATTAAGTATTATAATGGTGCTTGGCAGTATGTCAACGGCTCTTCTTCTTACAATTTGAGCGGTTATGTCAATACGCCAAACAAGTATAATAATGTCGGCAGAATGACAGGTAATAATGGCAATGAATACAATATTGCTATTACCTTAAATCAAATCGGAGACACGAGCGTTTCGTTTGCACAGCGTATGATTATTAAGGGCGGCGCCTACGAACAACAAATCATGGATTGGACGATAGGTAATAATCCGACATTTAGTTCTACTTGGTCGAGCGGAAGCAGTTTTGCTTCTTCTACCATGATAAAATCCAACGGCTCTACACCAACGGTATCGAGTGTGGCAAGCCAATATCAATGGAAAAATTCTGTATAAAATATGTTGTATAATTTAGTAGATATTGAGAAGGGGGTAAACGCACGGTATGACGCTTCCGAGTTATGTTGATGAAGTCAAGTTTAAGTTGACTGGCGGAGTTCTGGATTTAGAGATAGACGACATCGGAATCCAAAAGATTATCGAACATAGTCTCAGAGAACTTCAACGATACCTTGGGCAAAGCAAATTTGTTACCGTTCCGTTTTCCTCTTGTATTGATACAAGTCCCTATAAAATCTCCGATGTTCGCATGGTGTATTTGGCCGATGGCGGTAAGGGGCTAAATGGAGCGACAGGTGCAGATTCCACGGCAGGTCCGCTGACAGACTATGCTGGCGTAGAGAGCATTTACGCAAATTCGCCTATTGACCCTATGGCGTGGTCAATGTATTATCTCGGTGGTAACGGCACTGTCAGCAACTACACTAATTATGTGAATAATTACTACGCCTATGTTGAAACTCGAAAGGGAATCAATGTTGGAGACTTATCACGCCTTTCCTTTAACTACAATAAGGCAGAAGAAAAACTATATATCAACGCTTACGCCAAAGCAAGCGCCGTAACGATTGAGTATGTTCCTCGGTTTGACAACGTGGAAGATATTACAAATGATGCGTGGATAGATATTCTTGTCCGCTATTCGGTTGCCAATCTGAAAGTTACGCTTGGTCGTGTTCGTTCTCGTTTTACACAGAGTAACGCCCTTTGGTCACAAGATGGAGAAACATTATTAACAGAGGGCAATCAAGAATTGGCCGATTTACGAAATTATCTCGAAGCATCGGCAAGCATATTGAGGCCGAGGTGATAACAATGGAATATAATATGGACAATAAAGTGGAAGTAACGAAATTGAATAATGCGATGCAATTTCAGAATAACCCTGAAATCGAGGTGGCGGATTTAGACGCCGAAAATATCCTCGATATCAAGCCGAGTTATGTCGGCAAATATATCGTTGAGTGCCAAGTTTGCAAACAGCATATCTACCACGATACGCTCGATATTACCGATATTGAAGCGTGTCCTTATTGTGGCTTTGGTGAGTGCTTTATCGTTGTCGGCCAAGTTGCACCGGTTCCCGTTAGCACGATGGTTGACGAACTCAAAAAGGACGAGGAAGAAAAGCAATTTACCAAATCCGAACTTGTCTACGGAGACGCCATTCCAACAGAATCGCGTTAAGGTGTCGTTATGAGCAATCAGAATTATGGCATTTTGCTCAACGAACAAAATATCAAGTATCAGCGCAGACAATTTAACGAAATGGTTCGTCTGTTGGGAATCAATGTTAAGTTTTATCCCATAGTCAACAGACAGTTTTCCACCTATAGCGAGTTAGTTGCAGACGAATCGAACGGGTTTACGGTAGGTGTAATTGTCACCGACCACCTTGATTAGTGGACACGCAAAAAGCTCGGTTGGGTCGCCGAATTATCCGAATCGGCATTGGTAATGAACTTCCCTTACGATACGCCGAATATCGAAGTTGGCTGTATCGTGATGGTGCCGAGCGGACTTGATAATGCACCTCCGAGAATGTTTCGTATTTCTCGTATGTCTACCATTATGATATATCCTGCTTCCATTACTTGTGAATGTGTGCCGGAGTATGCCGATACGTTGCCAAAAAATGTGGTAGAAGATTTCCGTAACAGTTCTGCTAATGCTTTTATGAGGGACGAAGATGACGATTTATAAAACAAGATTAGTAGAAGCGTTGACGAACGAGGAATCACAAAAGCAACTCGACAAGCAGAAGAAAGACCCCATTCTGCAACAGTCGAATGATACCATTTTTCTTGATGCGCTTGCGCAAAGCAATATCGATTATGACATCACGCCGCAACAATTAGAGTTTCTTCGCGGAGAGGCATCAAAGGGTAAACTGAACATTACCGATAATATCACGCCGTTTCTTCTTCAAAATTCGTTATATGGAAAAGATAGACTTCGTTCTGTCAATAATTTCCAATATACAGTCAGGATTTTAGAGCGGATTATCGGAGACGGCGACCAACCAAGAGTGCTGAAACAGTTGGTAGACTTCTACGGAATTGACGCCAACGCAGATTATACGTTTCAGAACAAGCAAATGAAGCCGATGGACATAATGAAGTCCATTATTGATACTATCTATAATAACGGCGACATTCTTTCCTCGCAGTCTATATACGATTATATCGAAACAATGGACGATATTTTCGATACGGCCAAACAACCAAAAGAAGATTGGTCAAGACTGCGAAAGGATATTGAAAAGTTATCGGCTCGTATTTATGAGTTAGATAAAAACGAGAGGGCGCACGGACGATTCCAAAACGCAGAAGAACAAGTTAAACAATATATTGAAACATTGTCCAAGGCCGCAGACGACGCTATGAAAGCAAGCGATAATAAATAGCCGTCTGAGATTACGTTCAATGCCGAGTTTGCCAATCGTATTAACGAACTGCTGAATAAGGCAGAGGACGACGCTGAAAAAGCGGACAAATCGTTCAATATCGGAACATTGAGCGCCAAAGAGATTATCAATCTCTTAAACGGTAACTTGTACAGCAAAACAGAAGAACAACCTCAACAGCAGACTCCGCAAGAAGAGCCAAAGACCGTGTATAAATCAAGAAGCGGAGGCGTGGTTGATGACCAAAATCAACCAGTCTTACTTTATGACAAAGACGGAAAGCCATTGAAGTTGTCTCAGATAGAGAGAGAAAGTTATGTCGGTCACACTGTATGATGAAGCGTTATTAAAAAAGATACGCTCGTGGGTTGGCGATAGCCGATTAAAAGTCATCAGTTCATCTGATGTCTCAGACGTTATTTCAACAACGGCCGATGAACAGAATGACGGACAAATCGAATTGCCGTTAATTTCTATCTCTCGACAAGGGTTTCGGATAGGAAACCCAAACCGTACCGCCATTTCGGCATACGGTCTTACCATTGAAACGAATCCAAATAAAAGCGAGTGGCTGAATGCTATACCGATTGAACTCAATTATCAAATTGATATTTATACTCGGTATATGAATGAGGCCAATGAGTATGCAAGAAATATGATATTCAATATCGTCAATTTTCCAAGATTAACGATTGAGATACCGTATTATGATACGCATATTCCATTAAACTCGTCTATCCATTTGGATGAGGATATACAAGATAATTCTGCGATACCAGAACGGTTGATTTTCGGTCAGTTTTCACGGCTGACAATGAGACTGTCAGTAAACGACGCCTATATGTTTGACATTCGCATCAACGATAATGCCTATATCGACACGCAGGTGTATTTAGAAAATGAACGACTCAATTAAAAGGAGAAAATAAGTTATGGCCTTGGGGACAGCGGGTTGCAAACCGTTGCTTGCTATCATCGTTTCCATAGTAAGCTAACCCAAGTCATTATGTCAAGGAAACGAAATGTCATACAACCACTTCGGCTATATTTATAAAACCACAAATATTCAAAGCGGGCTTATCTATATTGGACAACATAAATGGGATAGGGACGATATTGATAAAAACTATATTGGTAGCGGTAGTCAATTACTAAAAGCCATAAATGTATATGGCAGAGAAAATTTTTGTTGCGAAATATTAGAGTGGGCAATATCACAAGATGATTTGGATAACAAAGAACGATATTGGATATCAGAATTAAATGCAACAAATCCACGTATAGGGTACAACGTATTGCCGGGTGGCCATATAGATTCGGAGTATATTTCTATTGGCGTAAAGCGTTTTTATAGTACGCTTACTGACGAGCAAAGATTGCAGAGGCGATTATCCGTTCTCGGCGAGCGCAACCCGATGTATGGAAAACATCACACAGAAGAAACAAAAAAAATATGGAAATAGCGTCATCGCGGTGAACATAAACATTCTGACGAAACGAAACAAAAGCAGAGCGCATCGCTAATGGGTCGAAAGTTTTCAGACAAAACACGAATGTTGATGTCTCAAAACCATAGAGATGTAACAGCAGAAAAAAATCCAATGTATGGTAAGCATCTAATATACTGTAATAACGGCACAGTTGAGAAGCGTGTGCCAACAATAGATGATATTCCAGATGGGTTCGTGGTTGGTCGCAAACCAAATATCAATTCTGGCAAAATGTGGTTTACCAATGGTGTTGTTAATAAATTTGCTTATGAATGCCCTGATGGCTTCCATCGTGGCAGAATCATAAAAAATAAATAAAGGAAATGGTTATCATGACAAACATAATCAAATGTATGATATATAGGAGAATATAAAATATGTTCAAACCGAAAATTAACATTTTTGATACCGACCAAACCACTATCAGCGGCGGTTCGGAAGATGTGTATGATATTGCGTTTATCCCCGGCTTTGCCAATATCGAAATGCTGAAAGAGTTGCCGGCCGACCCAGACGATGCCGACGCTCCTGATACAGTTATTCTCCACGAGAGTGGAACAAACGTCTTTAAGACCTATAAAAAGGTTGAGGATGCTCTTCAAACAAATGCCACTTGGGCGACCGCTACGACCTCTATTGAGATTGATGGCAGTGCAACAAGTGTTTCACTGACTCCATTTGTGGCTCGTCCTGCTGGCAAGGAAACCGTCAAGAACAGTGATATTCCTTCGTTGGCTCCGAAATATCTTATGTGGTATGATGTGGATGCCGAAGACCAGAATAAGGTTACGGTCAACATTTATACCGCCAGTAGCGCCACAACTACCGACCCGGCCACTCTGGCTTATACGCAGACCATTTCACTGTGGTCTACGCAGTCTGCCTACAATGCTTGCACCGTGGTTGGAACGCTCGGTCTCGTGTCCGCTCTGAGTGCAGGTGTAACACAACTGACCGTTAAGGAATGCACCGTTGCCGCTACTTTCTCTCACGAATATGAACTTGTGAATACCGAGGCCATTGGCGCTGTGCGGTTTAATACCTACGCTGATTTTACAGCGGTTGCTGGTGCTGAACCGACCTGCGTATGGCAGTATAAGGTGGACGGTGGTACGCCAGTTTATAGCTTCAAGTCGCTTTATGACTTTGCTTCTGGTCCGGACTACGCCAACACAACAACGGATACCATCGCTCTTTACTCGTGGATTTCGACTCACCTGAAAGCAGACGATGCTATCCGCATTGTTTGGGTTGACCGCAACTGGCTGTATGCCGCCGAATTGTTAAGAGCGGGACTCCCTGTATTCTACTGCATTATGGACGGTTGGAACGACGACGAACTCTATGACAGCAGTGTCTATATTGAGGATGTCGACGAGTTAATGCGCACGAAGTTCCTCAATGTGTTCCAGTCCATCTATGCTGAAATGGCCGATAAGGGTGAGTATGACTTCAAGTATATTACGACTGGTGCGTTTGGACTTGATATCGACCCGACTTCTGCGCAGACCATTACGATACCATATATGGGTGGAAAAACAGACCTGTTCTCGTACCCCTTCTACGCTGATGGTTCTACGGTAACCAGAACTCGTCTTGAATATCTGGCCGATATTGCGAACTACCGTAAAGATTGCCTTGTTCTCGCCGACGCTCTGCAATCGGCCGACGCCGCTGGCTTAAAGCCGACGGATGCAAACAATGTCTACTCGCAGTTTGAGAAACTTGTCAAGAGTGGCGCACTGGCCAACCTCTCTTCTGGTGATATGATGACCAAAGACGACATCGCAAGAGCGGGTCGTAGAATGGAAAACACATTCCCTTGGGTTAATGTGGTATGCAATACGTTCCCTGCTTCTTGGGGCGCTTATCGTGTGGCTGGCAACGTATTTACGATGCCCGGCTCGTTTGCTTACCTCTCTTGTGTTGCAGACGCTCTGCAAAAGTATCCGACCGCTTCGTGGCAGGCCATCGCTGGTGTGACGAGAGCGCTTGTTCCGAACTTTGTTAGTCTTGATGTAACGGAGCGCCTTTCCAATGCGGTCGCTGACGCTTACAATCAGAGAAACAGAGCGCAAATCAACGCGATTACCAATATCAGACCTTACGGTTACGCCATTTGGGGTAACGGAACGCTTGTTGATAACGAGTATTTCTCCAAACAAGGCGACGGAACGGACGGAATGATTGCCAGTTCGTTTGTCGACATTATGTCTATGGTTTGCAACGTCAATAAAGTTGCTTACCGTTCTTGCAAGCGGTTAATGTTCGAGAAGAACAACGACGTGCTTTGGACGAGATTCCGTCAGGGCGTCGAACCGTATCTTGACAGTATCGTTACTGGTGGCGGTCTTCGTACCTATGAGTTAAAGAAGATTGAGACAGAGAAGCGTGGTCATCTGATTGCCAAGATTATTCTCTATCCTGTCTACTCGCTCGACTCCGTTGACGTGGAAATCATTCTCCGCGACACGGAAACGCAAGTGTAATTTGAAAGGAAGGAGATAAATTATCATGGCAGACGAAATTACTGGCGTTCCTTATGGCGCATATCATTTAAGTGCAAACCCCGGTCAGTATCAGCCGCAGTTAGCGCAAAACTTCCTTTTCATCTTCCCTGACTTCCCTCGTCTCTTAAAAGAGGGTAAGACTGGCGAAGAGGACGACGCCTATGTTTATGACGTGTCCGACAAATTACAAGTTTCCCTTATCAGTACCGACGTTCCGTCTTACAACCAAGGTGAAATCGTTGTCCGTCGTGGAAACAGTATGGCAAAATACGCAGGCACGATTACATGGCAAGACCTCACGATGACATTCAACTCGTTTGAGGGTGCAAGTACAAAGGAAGCCGTTCTGGCATGGAGAGCGCTTTGCTACAATGTTAAGAACGACCTTATTCCCTCTCTTGCGAACGCTGAAATCCCATATAAGCAGACTTGTTATCTGCTTGAATATAGTGGGGACTGGCGGTTACAGAGAACTTGGAAGATTATCAATGCTTTCCCTGCTGATGTGAAATTCAGCGGATATTCCGGCGAAAGCACAGATACCAAGCAGACGATTACGCTCACACTGCGGTATGACAGAGCGGAAATTTCAGACTAATCATTATCGTTCTCCTTTATTGACCGATATCGTGTGAATTATCACAAAACAGAGCGACCAACACAACGGTCGCTCTGTTTCTTTTCTGAACAAATCCACCACGACGACACAGAATCGCTTGTGAGCCACGATTTTACTTTTTGCGTATCAATACCTATATAATAATGTCTGCTTTTATAGCGCAAATAATGGCGTTATAGACAACATTATCTTTCTTTCCATTGAATATAAAGGGGTCAAAATCCTTGTATAATTTAGGTAGACAAAATCTAACAGAGTGAGGGTTTTAAGTGAACTACACCATTTCAGAAACTTACGATTTACCGTCTCGCGGTAAGGTTTATTCGCAAGCCGTCAACCCAGTTATCAAACTTCGTTCGATGACGACATCGCATGAGATTATGAGATTGTCACATTCTGACAGACCAATGAAGGTGATGTCGGATATTATCGACGACTGTATGGTTGAAAAATGTGGCATTTCTGCATACGATATGTGTGTTGCCGACTATCAATTCTTACTGCATAAACTGAGAGTTGTGACTTACGGTACAGAATATCGTGTGACAGCCCCTTGTACTTTATGCGGAACAAACAATACCAAAATACTGAATCTTGATGAGATTGAGTGTGTTCCGTTCCGTGATGAGTGCAGACAATATCTGTCTTTCGAATTGCCAAGAAGCCGCGATATGATTTCGCTGAACATTATCACGCCACGAATGATGGATACCATTCAAATCAAAACAAAAGAAATGAAAAAACAGAGACAAGGATTCAACGGAGACCTTGAATGGCTGAATACGCTGATTTGTTATATCGATACAGTCAACGGCGAGAAGAAAATGGACTACGCTATGGAAGAATATGTCAAAGCGCTTCCTCTCGCAGACAGCAACTATATCAATAATATGGCCAATCAGTTTGTCAAGTCTTTTGGCCTCAATAATGAAGTTGAATTCGAGTGCGATTTCTGTGGGTTATCCTACAAAAGTCCCTTTCGCCTTACAAACGAATTTTATAGACCCGGTTTATGACGCAGATGGCAATCTCTATGCCAAGACGCGCTATAACGAGTTAATCCGTGAAAAATATCTGATTTCTCAAAAATCAAAGGTTTCCTACGAGGAAATTGACAACCTTACACCTACGGAAAGATAGGCAGTTGCTTCTTTGATTTCAGAGGATTTACGAAAAGAGAAGGAAGCACTTGAAGCACGAAAGAATATTCACAAACTTCTCTAACGCTTATGAAAGGACGGTAAGACAATATGGCAAGAGTTGGTGAAGGACAAGGAACGCCAAATAGACAACAGTCTTTCGGTAGCGCAAGGTCCGATGCTTATTCTGCGATACTCCAAGAGAATGCCGAAATGCGCGAGAAGACAGACGCTCGTTCAGCCAATCGGTCCGTCTATCAAGCGTTGAATACCGCCATAGGCACAGCCAAAACGCCGAAAGAGGTCGGCGCGATTCTGAAAGAGTTAAAGACTTGGGTTTCTCTCGAAAGAGAACGCATTAAGACAGAGAAAGAAAATATCAATAAGATTTTAGAGAGTAACCCGAACGACGAGAACGCTCGTATGCGCCAATCGAGTCTTGAACGACAAGAAGAAGCGCTCAACGCCATGGCGGACGGTAGTGCGCAACAAATAAAGCAAGCGCAAGCTGTCCAAGAGGCATTACATCAAATAGCGGAAAGCGTTCGAACGCAGTTTAAGGCCGTTATTGATACCAACAATGAAAATCGCTCCATTATCAATACCAGATTGCAAGGTATTCAGACAATGGAGGGTATGTGGTATAACAAGGCCGACAAATGGTCTGAACTGCAAGCAAGACTGACAAAAGAATACGGCACATCAATGCTCTTGAAAGAGACAGAACTTATCAAGAACATTCGTACCGCCGTTGATAAGGGTATTGCAAACAATGTTGAGCAAAGGGCGTTGCTTGCGACTTTAAGTGAAAATATTGCCAATACCTTTGATGCCTTTTCAAGCGAGTTAAATCGTTTTATTCGTCTCCATCAGCAAGACAATACTACGCTTATGTTAGGTATGGAAAGTTCTTTGAACACCATGCTTAACGAATTGTTCAAAGATACATCTTATCTTAACGATAACCGTACAACGCAGATTTCCGGCCAACTCTCCGAAGCAATGTCGCAAATGAATGCTTGGCAAGCGTCGGAGTTTAACTTTACCGTTCAAAAATGGTTAGGTTCTCTGTATTCTCTCGGTATGTCCGAAGAGGCCATATCGAATATCGCAACAGCAATCGGACAAATTTATTCCGGTAATGTTAGCGGTATCAACGAGAATATGCAGAACCTTATGGCGATGTCCGCCGCAAGGTCCGGTCAGTCCTATGCCGAAATCCTTATGGGAAATCGTGCAGGCGGCGTGAACGATTTGCTGAAATCTATGGTTGAATACCTTGCCGAGATTGCCGACGACACGAACAATGTTGTCAGAACGGCGCACGGTAGCGTATTCGGTATGTCGCTCTCTGATTTAAGGTCAGCACAGAACTTTTCATAGGCGATGATGCAGAGTGTTTACGGACAAGAAACGAGCGTAAACACAATGTTGGGTCAAGTCAATTCAATGATTGGCTCTATCGGAGAACGTTTGGGCGTTTCCGGTATGTTGAGCAACCTGATTGGAAACGTAAAGTATACTTCGGCCGCAAACCTTGTTGGTACTGGTCTTGGTCAAGCCATCTATGAGGTGATAGATAGTCTCGTTGGTGCTGTCGATACGGCGATTCCGTTTATTTCGGCCGCTGGATTTGGTGTTGACCTCGAAGCGTCTGTCAGCGATTTGGTAATGGGTGGCCTTGGAGGACTTGCTCTTCTTGGCAGTTCTGTTGCTACCATTATTCAGGGTCTCGGCGGTCCTGCGGCTCTCACAAACCTCTCGTCCTCTATGTGGGATACGACTGGTTTGGCTGGCGGGGCGGGATTCACAAGTACCAGCGGTGGTGCAGGAAAATCTCGTCGTATTTCTGTCGGTGGTGCAAGTGGCGATATGTCGACGATGGAAGTCACAGAAGCAAAGTCTGGCGCACTGCAAGCGCAAGGATATGACGAGGGCGCAACGGCCGCTCCGGAAAAGAATACCGACGATATTTACGACTTGATTGAAGAGACAAATCAGAAAATTTATGAACTGATGCAAGAAATCAATGATAATCTCTTTGGTTCAAATCGCCGTCCAGTCCTTGTTGATATTAACAGTATGCCGAGCGGCATGACGAGCGGAAGCGACAGTGAACAATCTCTCCATGTTGTTGTTACCAATACAGAACTTGAGAGGATTCCGATTGATGGCGGTATTGGTGGATTTGGTACGGAAATTTCGCAAGCATTGAGTAGTGTTGGTATAGGTGGTTAATAATGATAGTTGATTTTTATAACAGACCAATGCAAGAGTTTGGAACACAGACGCTTGCTTCCGGCTTTATTCAAAACTTGATTGCGAGTACCCCACTTCCTATTTGTGATACCGCAAGAGACGGAGATTTTATCGTTGAGGGGAATTTCTACATCTATAAATTTCATGTTATAGAATGTACAAGAACTGGATTCCTTGGCGTAGATGACTCCGCCCCACTTTACCCGTCGACTACCTTGTATCCGTCAGAAATGCTCTATCCGACAGACGGAAGAGCAAGCGCCAAATATGATACGATTGCTCCATTCAACTTTGGTAGAGATTATGCTAAACTGACATATCGGTATACGCCAGTCAATATGGCATATGACGGAACAACTCATTATCATCTCGGAAAGTATCTGCGCTGTCTGCGTGATATTTACGATATGAATTATATACCGTTCTATAACTGCTATACATCGCAGAACTTACCGAATTTGGAAGCCAACTTCTCGCAGAAAAATATCTATGTTGTTCCGATTCGTTTCAATACGACCTATACCATGTCGTGGAAATCGAATTTTGCCGTTATGCTGAAACCTGTTATCTACACAAGTAAGCCGTTCAATTTTGAAGGTTATCTTGCTTCCGCACAACAGCAACAGCAATTATACGATTTATGGCAGTCGATGAGCCAAGAAGATGTTATACAAGGCAGACAGTATAGCGACTATTACAAATTCCATATCAATACCGATAATGCTATTCTGTATCATCACCAAAAATATCTCTATATGCTCGTGATGTCTGACGTTCCGCTGACAAGTTTAGCGGTTGTCGAGGGCAATTATACGAATACAAGGAATATCTTTATCGGAACAAGTGACGAAGCCGAGGAAATGAATTCTCATAGTCTATCCGATGTGATTCCGTCTTATCACGAGCAGGCCGATGTCGGTAAGTTTGAAGTTACAAGTCAATTAAGACTGCTGTCTAATGAAAATAGAGACAAGTCGTATGCGTTTAGCAATCGACTGATTGAGGGATTGTTACATCACACGATTAACGCCCAAGACGAGGTGGCTCAGAATATCGCTCGTATTCAGAAGAAGATGGGATTTGACGTCGACGGTATTTGGGACGATAAAATCAAGACGACGGCATTCCGTGATTATCTCGCCAACGCACAACAATTAACGAAGTACGATATTACCGGAAATATTGATAAAGACGTCGAGTATTATTACTTCGGCAACAATATTTCCGCTTCTTAACGGTGGTATCTTATGGCAAATATCATAACAAGACCAGAGCGCGTTTTTGATAATGTTGACAACTATATATACGCCTACCATCTGAATAAATTCCTTGTGTTGCCTTGCTATCCAGAAAGCATTGATGACAATTTGCAAGCAAGGTTTTCGGCCACCGAAGTGTTGGCTCGCTCTGCGCCTATTCAGTCGTATGCGTCGAGTGGTCCAAGAACCGTTTCGTTCCACTTTGAATTGCATAGAGACTTGATGAATCAAGTCAACTATGGCAAGAACAATCTCATTGAGCCGGAAAACAAGAACGATGACTATCTCGATGTGATGGTAAACTGTGTGCAAGCACTCTCTGTGCCGGAATATACGGACGCGACCAAAATGGTAAATCCACCGATGGTTGCCGTTCGTATTGGTGATTAGATTTTCTGTAAGGGAATTGTTCAGACAGCAAATATTTCTTACAAACTGCCAATCATTGAAACGGTTGGCGGAATCAAATACGCTTGTATCAGTTTAAGTTTTACGATTGCCGAAGTAGACGCCTATACGGCGAGCTTCATAGCACAAAACGGCAGTTTCCGTGGATTAAAGAATACATCCCTCGAAAGAACGCTCGCATCGTATACTGGCGGTACGCAGTCCGCCTTGTCTGTCAACGATGTCAGCAATCCGTCTCTTATCTATACATCAAGTGGCCGTGGCGGATTCCAAAGCGGTACAAGAAGAACATAGGCGGTGATGTAAGTTGTTGACCGATAAACAAAGAAAAACCTATATGTATTTCTGCCGCTATCAGAACTCCGATTATTACTATGATACAGATGCACAGAAGTATTGGATGGGAAATTCCTATTGGTTGCGTGACGATACACCGTATCTTCTCCACACCGTAACGAAGGGCGAAACATACGATACGATTGCGCTTGATTCTTATGCCAATCCAACCTATTGGTGGATAATTGCTGACTTTAACAGAGCGGTAGACCCATTTGAAAATCCAAAGGTCGGTAGTATTATTAAAGTTCCGATATTCAGTAACCTTGAATTTGATACAGAATAAGAAAGAAAGGACATAATCGTATGAATAGTGCGAATTTACAGACCACACAATCTGTTGTTGAAGCACCGTTTGTAACCGCCACCATAGGCGATTATGTCTTCGGCGTATATAAGAACTCTCTGAAAAACGGCAAAACCGTTGCCAAAGTCAATGCGCCAAACTATGTGACAGGACTTCAAATTGTTAAAATCAACGGCGCAGTGAATAAATATACACTTGAAATGCGCTATGGTATTACCCAATATACCGACCCAAACTATATCGACAAAGTATTGAGTAGTGTTTCTCAAAGCCGTAAAATCGTATTTTCCTATGGCGATTGTAATGAGCCGTCCTTTATCTATAAGAATGAGGAAGCGCTGATTACGAGCGTTAAAAGCAAGGTTGACTTTAAGAATCCGTCGATTATTTATACCATTCAAGCCATTTCTAATTCTGCCTTGTCTACTTCCATTATTCGTAACTGGCCGTCAAGACGAGCCAAGCCGTCGCAGATTATTAAAGAACTTGTTACCAACGCCAGTTATGGATTAAAAGAAATCTTTGTTGGTATGCAAAAGGCCAACATTATCGAGACCGAACATTTGATTGCCACGGACGACAAAACGGTACACCTCGATGCCAAGCAAAACACAAGCGCCTTTGATTATCTGAATTATCTTGTGGCTTCTATGGAATGTATCACAGACGATAAGGCGATGTATATCCTCAATGTCTA